GGAGAAGGCTGCCGTTGCCTACAACACGGACAATTGGAGAATGTATTACCTATGGCTCTACATTCGCCCATATCTCTTTGCGTGTCTCGCATTACTAGCGCTAACCGGCTGCCTCTCCATAGTCTTTGTGGCATGGGAGTATGGCAACGGTTACAGTAGTGACGAATCGCTGCATCGTCTATTTGACATTGCTTTGTGGCTAATTCCCCTTGTTTTAAGCGTTGGTGTAACGCTTTTAACCAAACATTGGGACTTGTGCATTCTAGGTGTAGTCCTCGCGTTGACTGCATCTGTATTTCTACTATTTGGCAACCACATTCCCTATCCTGCTACAGTATTCCGTAAGACAGCCAGCGCTGCCCGTCGTATTGTTGGAGGATACATAGGCCTCTCGAAAGATACCTGGGTCTATGAGAAGGTGGTGGTCGCGTCTGTCAATAGTAGTTATACCCCGGACGTCAAAAATCCGACGGGAATTAAACTTGTGCGCAAGTCACGCTACAAAAAGACTGATGAAGCCGTTAGAGACACGGTATTAAACGTCGGGTTGACGTTTCAGGTGGCGCCATATACTGCTGCACAAAACTCTCACAACGAAAAGGTGGCTTTCCAGGCTCGAGTCATGGAACCAATTGAGCATTACGTTGTGGATGATGTTATGATGGCTAAGTATGTGAAATTCGCCACTGATCCACGCGTCGTGCGTGGGATGTTCGGAGACAACCACAATTGTTCACCTTTGCCCTGGTCTGAAGTTACCAAAGGCATGACCCAAGCTCAGATTAGTCGTCTGAACAAAGGTAGGGTAAACATGGAAAGCGGCTACGCTCGTTGGTACGATGTCATAGGTGTTACAGCCTGTGTCAAAGGCAATGAGATGTACTTTGCAAAAGAGGTTGGAGTTGATGGGCGCGCTAGTTTTAAGCCCAGACTTATAAGTGCTGGTTCAGCGGAGATGGATGCCGTGATAGCCCCTATAGTCAAATCAATTCAGCGCACGTTAACCGAATACTGTAGTACTGATCATTTTATTACCTTCGCATGTGGCATTCGCGGCTGCAAGCTTGGAGATCTCGTTGATGACATGAGAGTGTTTTATGACATTGGCGAGGATGACTTCTCAAACTTTGACGGCTCGGAGAACGAGCGTCTTCGTTTGGTCGCCTTAAATGTGCTATACGAGGTTGGTTTGAAAAACGACCTTGTGGCTTATGACCTCATTAAAGCTAAGATACACGAAAGACATGGCTATACACGCAACGGATGGAAATTCAGTGGCGTTAATGGCACCATGTCTTCAGGTGAGTATCTTACTTTGTTGGAAAACAACATAACCAACTCGTTGGTTCACGTTTTCGCGCTTTACTATGAGCTCTCACTAAATCAAAACGGCGCGTTGTCACCTGCCGACATATTTGCTACTCATTTGGAGCGCAATAAGTCGATGCTACCAGTCATGCGTATGGTGGTGAACGGTGATGACAACATTTACGGGTTTCCACTTGGCACAGACGTCATGCGTTTGGCTAAGCACATTGAGTCATTGGGTCTCAAACCCACCATTGTCCCACGTACTCATGATGTGGATAATCTCGAATTTTGTTCGATGTTGTTCTACAAGGTTGAGGTCAAGACAGCCGGTGACGTTTGGATTCCCGCTCTCCGGCCTGGTCCCAAGTTGGGTAAACTTGGGCCAAAACTCGGGTGGCTTAACAACTACCAAGGCAAGTACCCCGAGCGCGAATACTTAGGTAAACTCAAAAGTCTGCGTCCTTATGCGCACTACGTTCCATTATTAGGTGAGTTAATTGACTGTCAGATCGGCGTGTTAAACGCTGCTAAAGTCAAGGCTCATACCGTTGATGCTCCTTATCGTTACAACTATATCACAGACGATGAAGAAATACGTAGAACGGATGCAACTTACGCTCAGGTGCGGATGAGATATAACCTCACTCCGGCTGAGACGCGCTCCTTCGTCACTATCGTACGTGAAGCGAAGAAGCTTCCGGCCATGCGTCATTCTGATGTTATTGACGCTGCTATTAAACGTGATAATTAGCATGCTGGAACTCATCACTCGAGGCTATAAATTGTGCGTTCTGGAAACGACATTCCAACTGATATAAAACTACCAAAACTATGCAAACATGTCCTACGTCGGACCCCTCATTACCGCCCTTACCACAATCCCCGCTATTAGGAAAGCTATCGGAGGAACTACCAAGCGAGCCGCCCCGCCTCGTAAGGCAAAACGGACTGGAACCACCACCAAAAGACCAAAGAGTATGGTTTACGCCTCCGTACCCGCATCGAAATCTATTTCAGTGCGACGTATGCAGCCTAAAATCAGCTCCACTGGCAACACCCTGCGCGTTCAACATCGAGAACTCGTCAGTTCTAGTCTCGCCACCGCTAGTAGTTGGACCATCCAACAACAGTGGAACCTTAACCCAGGCGACCCATCTTCCTTCCCATGGCTTGCCGGCATCGCACAACACTACGAGTACTACCGTCTGTTGCAATTTCGCGTGATATACGTTCCGCGCGTTGCGACATCCAGTGCTGGTAGTGTTGCCATGGCAATTGATTATGACTCTGCTGAATCACCACCTGTGAGTGAGCAAGTTATGTCTAGCTACCAATCGTTCGTTGACGGACCATTGTGGAGCGAACTTATTTGCCGTGCCGACCCACGCTATTGCCACC